GATCGCGCCCGTAAATAACGTGATTGGCGATCCATAGTCAGCACTTGTAACACCATACAATTCAATCGTCAGATCAGGCGCGCCACTAGACCCAATGTCATCACAGTATGTTATCTTGCATTTGAGTTTGTTATTCAGCGCGGTTACAAATGGGATTGCATTGAGGATGCGATCTTTGTTTGCGGATATGGTGTTGCTATTCCAGCAATGGCGTTCCATGAGATTGTGCCTAACTCCACAATGTTTCGTGGCGATCTGATGCTAGTGGCCCCTGTTATCGGCCTTCTTTGCTTCCATGCAACCGTGGGTGTAATAATTAGGGCGATAGGCCGCAGGGATTAGATGGACCAATGGACGCCACATTGTATTTTATCAAGGAGTTCTGGCCTATTATTGGCGGGTTTGTTGCCGTGGTAGCGTGGCTGGTGCGGGTTGATAACAGAACAGACCAGAACGCCAAAACGATTGCGCGTGTTGAGGCTAATGGGGTGGCGAGTTTGGAGAAGCTGGAAACACGGTTTGACGAACGGAGGCGGGAGGATATGTCACAAATGCGGGAAATGTTCGGTGAGATCAAGGCTGATCTGCGGGCGCTGAGGGATAGGGGGTAACGATGGAAGTTAACAAGTCTGCGATTGATCTGATCAAGGAATTTGAGGGTCTTCGGCTGAACGCATATGTTGATGCGGCTGGTGTGCCAACTATCGGCTACGGAACCACTGCGCAAGCTGGTGTTGGTATTGATCCGCGTTCCGGTATGTCGATCACGCAAGATGATGCGGAACGGTATCTGCAACTGGCGGTGCAGAAGTTTGCCGCGCGGGTTGAGGATATGATTGATGTTCCGGTCAATGAAAACCAATTCGGCGCGCTGGTATCGCTGGCATACAATATTGGGCCGGGCGCGCTTGCTAAGTCTACAGTTTTGAAGCGGTTGAATGAGGGTGACTATCAAGGCGCGGCGGACGCTATCTTGATGTGGAATAAGGCTGGCGGCAAGGTTCTGGCCGGGCTTGTGCGGCGCAGGAAGGCAGAGCGGCAGTTGTTCCTTACGCCTGTCTATGATCGCAAGGACTGGCTGCAAGAGTTGATCGAGGCGCTATTGGGGTTATTCAAGAAATGAGTGATGAGATGATGGATTTTGGTGATGCAATCCGGGCTATGAAGGACGGGAAGAAAGTGGCCCGCGCAGGATGGAACGGCAAAGGCATGTGGGTGGCATATACACCCGGAGGCACTTTCCCCAAGGAATTTGCCAAAGACGGACACGCTGCAAAGCACCGGGCTGACGAGATTGTCGCTGGCGAAGGATGGGTTGTTCTACTGCCTCACATCGATATGCGCGCGGCAGACGGTTCTATGGTGATTGGGTGGCTGGCAAGTCAGACTGACATGCTGGCAGAAGATTGGACTGTAGTAGCATGAAACTTGTCCCTGAGTGGAAGAAAGCATGGCGGTGGTTTTCCATGCAAGCGATGGTCGCGGCGGCGGCTATTCAGACGGTATGGATCAACCTTCCGCCCGATCTTCGTAGCGCGGTGCCTGACTATATCGTGACCTATGGAACGCTGGCAATCATCGTCTTCGGCGTGGTTGGCCGTCTGGTATCGCAAAGCTGATGTGGTGGACGCTGGGCAAGATTGCGGCTGGGCTGGTTGAGGCTTACACGGCACGAGATGCGGCGCAGACTGATGCTGATCGTATTGCGGCTGATGTGGCAATCAAGCAACTAGAGGCGCGGCAGGCTGTTCTGGTAGCAGACGGGCGATGGTTGGCACCCGTGCAGGCGGCGTTTGCTGTTATGTTCCTGATCTATAACGCAAAGCTGATTATCTGGGATAAAGTTCTAGGGTTTGGCGTGACCGATCCGCTGTCACCAGAACTGTATTGGCTGCAAGGAATTGTCGTTGGGTTTATTTTCTTGCAGGCTGGGGTTGACAGGTGGCGGCGGAAGGTGTAAATGGTTGGTGTCGCGGTAGTGAAATGGTATCACGCTAGGCTCATAACCTAGAGTTTTCGGTTCGATCCCGAACTGCGCAACCACATTGAAGTTGATGCAGTTTTGCCTATGGCACGGGAATTGGCTTTACGCCATATCGCTGCATCATCTTGAGTGTGGACCGGAACTAACAGACTGCTTAACGATGCCGCCGTGGCGATAGCGATGCAGAGCGTCCGTAACAGCCACACTCGCCCATATTGAAGTGACATCATCGTAGCTGCGTCCCAAAGTATTTGCGCGGCTTGCTTGCAAGGCGATGGTGTCTCTTGAGTGTGGATAGCAACAACGCGCAATAGTGGGCTTTCGTGCTGCGATGATCCTAGGAGAGAGGTTCGTGGCCCCCACACTCAACTTGTCGCCTATAAAATGGCGTCTGGCAGGCAAATGCCGTTAAGTTTTGCCGTTCGTGATACGCTGTCTAGGGACGTAACGTCTAGGCGAGCCGCGCTTGATCCGTCGCGGAAAAGAAGTCTAGGGCCATCGAGTTAACGTGTGTCTCTGGGGTGCAATGGCTGTAATCCAACGCAGTCGCGCTAACGGATCGCCAAATATGTAGCCGTTCCGCCTCTGCTTGCAAGCGCACCGTTTCGGCTCTCTATCGGCCCCGCCAGTTTGACCGCTGGCGGGGTTTCTGCTTATCTTGTCTTGCGCCTTTCCCGGTTGTGTGCGCTGGCTTGATAACCCTCCCTCTGTCACGCCTAAAGACAACCGGGGCTTTTCCCATTGACGCCGATCTGAATATGTGCAATCGTCTGGATGTGCATAGCATAGGAGTGAGAAATGCAATTCGAGATCGGGGATATTGTCAAGCTGAAATCTGGCGGGCCGGAAATGACCGTCACAAAGCTTGATAACCAAGTCAGCACTGATGTGGGCGTGATGTGGTTTGACGGAAAGACGCTGCACAAAGGCTGGATGCCAGAGGATGCAATCGTGTTTGCGGAGGCGCGGGATTGATGGACAAGGAAGAGTATCTGAATGACCCCGTGTTTCAGCGCATGCAATGGCTCGTGCGAAATGCTTTCGAGATGGGTTTCATCTATGGGAAAACATCCGATGATGATGAACATTGGAAAGACTACTGGATGAAGTCCAAACAACGGAAGTTCTTGGTGGATAATGGTCTGATGACCGGAGAGGAAGGATATAAGTGATGGAATGGATGCCGATTGAGACAGCGCCACGGGATGGGATTAAATTCCTGACGGTTAAGCATTGGGGGTGTTCACGTGAGTGGTGTATGGTGGTCATGCACTATGACAAATACCTAGGGCTTGTGGTATCATGGGACCATGACACTGAGTTCAAACCAACCCACTGGATGCCTTTGCCCGCGCCACCTATCGCCAACGGAGAAACCAAATGAAACTAGCAACACTAGCAATCATCGCAACATGCTATGCGGTTCCTGCGGCGGCAGAGGAAAAGTGCCTGCCAACGCCGGAAGCATATGAGCGGCTTACCAATGACTATGGCGAGGAACGGAAAGGCTACGGTGTCACGGATAGCGGCGCTGTGGTTGAGTTCTGGTCGGGCGATAAAAGCTGGACGGCGTTTGTGACGCTGCCCAATGGCATTTCTTGCATGATGGCGAGCGGAGTTGATTGGGGTTATGATCCGGTGCAGAAGGAGCCGAATTTGTGATGTGGCAACCGATTGAGACCGCCCCAATGGGGCAAGAAGTGGTGGCAACGGATGGAACTAGCGTATTCTGTGGAGTGATCAAATCATTCACGGCTTATCCGTCTGGCAGATTTCACTACCTAGACCAAAGCAAACCGTATTCATCCCCAACCCACTGGATGCCTCTCCCGGAGCCGCCGCAATGATCTCCCATCATGACATTGACGCTTTTGAGCCAGACGCGCCGCGTTGCGATGATGCCATTTCTACGCTAGGGTTTTGCAAGTTTATGCAAAGCCTTGGAGGGTTTTATGGCAGACTATCAAAAAGCGCTGGAAATGGCATCCAGTGGTTCGACGAGAAAGGAAATCTCCGAACGGCTTGGTATCACCATTCGTCAGGCCCGCAGGTGGATCGAAAAAGCGAAGCAGATTAACGAAGCCGATCCTTCGGCGCTGAACGCTATGCATGCAGTGGGGGCAACCTCGCTGCCTCATTCTTATTGGGTCAAGACGGATACGCACTCAGTCTATTATCAGACGCCAAAGGACGCGCCGCAGGATAACTGGCTGGAAGACATCTCCGATGCGTTCAAAGACATTCCAGCATATGAGCCGCCATCCGCAGCGGTGGAATATGATCGCAGCAGCCTGTTGACGGTATATCCCGTGTTTGACCTTCATTCCGGCATGTTCGCTTGGGGGAAAGAGACGGGCGGGCAGGATTATGACCTCGGGCATATGGCCGATGATGTGCGGGATGCATTCGGTAACCTTGATATTCTGACACCGCGTGGAGGATCTGCATTGTTAATCCTCGGCGGGGATACTTTGCACATCGATGATAGCCGAAACGAGACGCCGCAAAGCAAACACAAGCTTGACGCTGACGGGCGTTATTACAAAGTGCTAAGCGATACCATTGCCGCGCTATGCTGGATGGTGGATCACCTGCATCAGAGGCATTCTAGCGTGACTGTGCGGGTGCTACGGGGTAATCACGACCATCATTCGCATATGGTCCTGACCTTCGCGCTGGCAGAACGGTATCGCAACGCAAGCGGCGTGACGGTTGATAAGTCGCCGCGTGATCTGTTGATGGTGCAGCATGGTAACAGCCTGATCGCGGCGCATCATGGGGACAAGGCGCCACCGCAGCGGCTGGCCATGGTTATTGCAGATGTGTGCCCGTTCTGGTCTGACACGCGCGACAGGCATGTGTTTACGGGGCATGTCCACCACGACAGCAGCAAGGACTTCCCCGGCATCAAATGGCACTCTATGCGCGCGTTCTGCCCGCCTGACGCATACGGGGCTGGCTTCGCACCGCGTCGGGCATTGCAAGCGATGGTGTTTCATGATAAAAAGGGACTGGTTCTAACCGCCCATGATGGGCTTTGGAGGGAATGATGGTTGATATTGGTAAGCTGGCAATGCCTAAGCATCTTGAATTTGCGATGACGCAGGAAGGCTACAGTAAGATGCAGGAAGAAATTGCCGTTATGGAAGGTCTTATTCGTCAAGCTGGAGAAATCGCTGATAAATATGGGTTTGTGCTGACTGTTGAGATTGAGGATCGGAAGTGATGCAAGTCAATTGCCCGAAACACGGGATCAGCTATCCGCCTGACGGAAACTGCCCGCAGTGCTTTTTTGATCCGGTTAAGCCTGATCCCGTAAACCACCCGAAGCATTACACAGACCACCCGTCCGGCATCGAGTGTATTCAGATCACTGAGCATATGGGTTTTTGTCTCGGGAACGCCGTAAAATACATCTGGCGCGCTGATCTGAAAAACGATGCGATTGAGGACTTGCGAAAAGCAGCGTGGTATATCCAGAGAGAGATTGACAAGCGTTTGGCTGACAAGCCATAAACTGCGCAGTTTAATGCGATTATTGGCCTGTTATGGTCGTTAAACCAAAAGGCCCGGTTGTTAGCCGGGCCTTGTCTTTAGAACGTGATGGTGATCTTGTCGCCGGGGTAGAATTTGCGGGATGCATCTTCAATCATATAATCCCAAAGTGACATAGCATGACACTCAGGCATATCATCGTGACACAATTCAATGCAACCGTTATAAGTTTTGATATACAAATTTCCATCATTATCAATAAATGCCACGCACTCACGATCTTCCTTCACGCCGTCATACTCAAACTTCATCGCTAAACCTCCATTTGTTGCGATGTGCAGACGGTAACACACATAGTCACCGTCTGCAATCCTAAATCACACTCGCATACCCATGACAACATACACCGCGCCGTCATCATCCATCGGACGGATAATCACAGGGTCGCTGGATGTGCCAAACTCCAATCGCACGTCTTGGCCTTTGCAGTTGGTCAGAACCTCCGCAAGATACTTGCTGTTGAAGCCCGTATCAATCGCAGCGCCGTCGTGGTCAACCTCAACCTCATCCTCCGATGCCGTTCCTGCGCTGGTCTGCACAGACAGCCTCATAGCGCCGTCAGATACTTGCACACGAACGCCGTTAGTCCGGTTATCAGCAATGGCTGCAACGCGGTCAGAAGCGGCCTTGATAAGCCCTGCGTCGGCCACAACGTGATTACCATTGTTCGCCGGAATGACGCGCTCATAGGCCGGGAATGTGCCGTCGATAACCTTGCTCACAAACACTGTCTTGCCGGTGGTAAACCGGATCTTGGTGTCAGAAATCGCAATCGTCACGTCGCCCGCATCCAGAAGTTTGATGACCTCTGAGCAAGTCTTGGACGGAATGATAACGCCGGGAAACTCCGCAACTTCCGGCCCGTCAATCTGCGCAAGTCGGTGTCCATCGGTCGAGACGCCACGCATCCGGCCTTTGTTGTGATGCAGATATGTGCCGTTCAGATAATAGCGGGTTTCTTCGTTGGACTGGCTCTTACTGGTCAGATCAATGACCCGGTGCAGTTCAAACGCCGGAATAGTAAACTCAGCCGTGTATTCCGTGCTTGCGATCTCGGGGAAGTCCTCAATCGGCATGGTCGGCAGATCAAACTTCGTCTTGCCAGCCGAAACGTGCATCGCACCGCTCTTGAGTTCCATGGTGATAAGCGCGCCGTTCGGCATTTTGTTCGCTACCGTGAACAGCAGCGAAGCCGGAACTGTGGTTGAGCCTGCCGCGTCGATAGTCGCCGGAACGTCTGTGGAAACCTCAATGTCAAGGTTTGTCGCGCGCCCGGTCAGCGTGTCGTTATCCGCATACAGCGCCACATGAGACAAGACGGGGATCGTGTTTCGCTTTTCAACTGCGCCGATCAGCTTGGACAGTAGCGCGGTCAGGTGAGATTTTTCGATGGTCAGTTTCATTCGTGGTTCTCCATGTATTCAAGTTCTGCGATGGCTCGGTCAATTTTATCGTTTACACTTGTTGAGCAAGCATCGTCCGGGATGTCCCATAGCAATTCTTTAGGCGTCAACCGCCACATCCCATTCTTGCGCAGCCACGCCTCCGCTTTTCCAGCGCCGGGAAGGTCAATCAGTTGTTGCGGGGTCATTTCACAAGCACTCTCATAACTGCGACATAAAGCATGTCAAGGATAAGAAACATCGGTAGCCATGCGATGATGAAGCAAAACAAAGACATAACAACGATGTTGGATAGGACATTAGGTCCGAACATAACCAAAATCCATACCGCAATAAACGAAACTATGCCACCGTTCATAGTAGACTTTCGCCATTCTGCGAATACTTGTTGCCAGTAGGTCATTCCTCATCCTCATATTCAATAACAACTTCATGCCCAAGCGTTTCAAGCACATGCGTTAGCGCATCTTCGTACGATGCGAAATGGTGATCAACCATAACACCATCCACAGTCAGCGTCACGCCATAATCGTAGCAGCAGCCATCGCCGCATTCTTGCGTCCATTCTTGCATGGTAATTCTCATCACACATCCCCTTCCACATAGCTTGCCCACGACTGCGGGAACAGTCGCTTCACATACTCGCCGATCAGGCGCGCTACTTCTCTGCTTTGCGACTGCGCATGGTCATCCAAACGCAACACACACATATCCATCATGGCATCCAGAGAACCACTCCATCGCCAGCGGGTCATATGGCATAGCGGCAATACCATGCGGGCTTCCTCCGGTGCAACCGTTTTCAGCATCTGCTCATAGATGCGGTCGCTCGTGTCAATCGCGTGATATGCCAGTGTCATGGCGCCATCATTGGCATCGCATTGCAACGGCTCACCTGCGCCTTGCTTTACCTGCGCTGCAATGCTGGCCCAATTGTCCGGCACATAGTATTCAGGTTTGCCGCTAACATAACGGCGGCTGACCTCACTCATGCGCAGGAACTTGTGTTTCACGAGTTGCCGCGCCACGAAAACAGGGGCTTCAACCGTGAATTTCAGGTAGCAATGCCCAAATGGTGCGGCATGGATCGGGGTTTTGCGAAACCGCCAGAGCAGCGTCTTGATGCGTTGTGGGTCATCTGTGGTTAGCAGCGCGTTCACCAGATCATCATATTCCGCAGTCGTCATACCGCGCACGAGGTATTTGATTAGGCCGCGTTGCCTTTCAGTTAGGATCGGTTGCTCGCGGTGCAAGTTTCCAACGGACACATCGCACCAGCTATACGGCTCAACGGTTTCGTCATTATCAAAGCTGACCTTTGCGTCTTTTACAGGCGACAGATCATCGCCTAGCACATCTTCGAATGTTACTCGGATTTGGCTCATTCTTCCACCTGCACATCTTGTTTAGTCGTTGTTCCGACATGTTCAACTGTCACGACAAAGCGCTTCTTAAGTTGCGCAATGCCGCCGTAGCCTTGTTTATACGCCTGCAACGCCGCGTCAATAGCTGCATTCCAGATCATCGCTTGGTCAGTGGTCATTTGGTTTCTCCGGTGTGTTGGGTGATGGCGCGGAGGGCGGCGCGAATGTCTGCGACTGGTCCGCCAGAAAGCCCGTGTCGCTCTAGCGTTTCCGCGTGATGCTTGGCAGCATCAATCAGCGCCGCGATCTCCGGCACCCGCGCCGCGTCCTGCACGGTAACGGGATTGGTATCTAGAGTAGCTTCGATGCGCTTGACTGCGTGGATCAATCCAGCGGCCCATCCAGACCGCGCGGCACTTGTCCTTTCGTCCAAAAAAAGCCAGTGAAGTGGATGCGTGGTCATGTCGTATCCTTCACTTGCCGCCCAATCCTCAAATGCGTCCTGCTCCACCCCATCACAACGGCTCGGGAACACCAGAGGCTTGACCGGCTCCACCTCTGCCGGGGCCTGCACGGCGGCGAGGACAGCGCGCTCTTTGCGCTTGTTCTCTAATATCGTGGGATAGTGGGAGCAGCGAACGCAATCATCATTGTCGCAATCACAATCGCAAAGGTCTGATAGTCGCTTTATTTCCAAGTCCAGCGCGGCGATCTGTTGGGTGAGGGTCATCTGGTGGCCTCGACAGGTTTCCATTCGCCCCGCTCACAGGCGAATACTTTGTGTTTTTGCGCACACTCTCGCTCGGCGTAGTAGTCATTCAAAAACCACGTAGGAACGGTTACTGCGCACAGAATGAAGTATACGAAGAAAACCGTAGCGAATACGGCTCCGATAAAACCTTCCATCACTCCTCCCCCTTCTCGATGCGGTCGGCCAACGCGAGGATGGCGCACGTCATTCCAACCCAATCATCGCCATATTTTGATGCGTCATGCTTGATCCTTACCGCATCCCTCAGCCCTTCCAGCTTGCCCGCCCGGTGCGATGCGGCCTCTCGGGCGGCAAGGGCAGATGCGGCTTCGGGGGTGATGATGGCGTGAATGGCATTTGCCGCTTGCAGCGATGGAGACACGTAATCCAGCGGGTTGCGCCCCTTGCTCCTGCACCAAGATTCATGCTTTGCTACAAGTGCATTTTTCGCCCGCTCATACGCCGCCGCCTCTGCCGCATTTATTTCCTCCAGATGACGCTGATCGGTGGCGGCCATGTCATTGATCGTTGCCTCAATCCAATCGGCTTTGGTGTTGATGTTCACCGCATCTGCTGCGGCTTGCTGGCGCAGGGCGTCATTCTCTGCGCGCAGGGCGGTGATGGCGGATGAGGCGCCTGCCATCACATCCGCTGTATCTTCGATATAGAAAAGCTCTGTGTCACCGTCCTCATGAAGCCCGCAAGATACAACCCCGCGATCAAGAGCTTCCACCAGATCATCCAGTGCCTCTTTGCTCATATCGGTCATTCCTAATCCCTCCAAGGATAAAGCCTGCCCCGACTATAGGGCAGGCTTCTGTGGTGTGTCAAGCGGAAATCATACCCCGCAGGAGCCGCCGCCTCTCAGATCGCACACATCATGGCTTGCGACACTCTCAAGAAACTCTTGCCCAAGCTTATCGCGCGCTTCGCTATACGGCACAGAAGTCAATGGCTGACCACCTCGCGCCCCATCAGGATAGCAGGTAAACCCGCGCAGGCGATGCGCATACTTGGCAAGCGTGTTGGTAAAGTCTTCAACAGTATCTTCGTTGTTCAGATCGCTACCCCATGACGGCAGGTTGATCGTGCTGGAAATCGACATATCAACATAATCCTGCACGTCAGCCTGAAACTTGATCCGGCGCTCGTAATCTTCCGCAAGATCAATTGCGCTTTCTACATTGTCAGGATCGGCGCCATATAGGCTAATCAACTCCTGCGCCGCGCTATCAACCACATATTGATAATGCCATTCAGTGCCGTTTTTCAAATACCGGCGCTTATACGCAACCGCAAAGATCGGCTCAATGCCCGTGCTAGTGCCAGCAAGAATACCAATGCTGCCAGTCGGAGCAACGGCGCGGTTAGCAACAGGACGGCTGATATTCAGTTCATCCGAAAACTTTCGGCTAGTCGTATCACTGACACCACGATAAACCGAAAGCCAGTTATGGAACTCTGGCGTCACTTCATAGCGATAGCCGCGCTTGATAAGCCATTCATGCACACCCATAATACCAAGGCCAAGGCGGCGGTTTTTCTCGCGCGTCTTGTAAATCTTATCATAAGGCAGTTTAGCCTTAAGCGTTCCGCAGATCAGGAACATGGTTGCAAGTTCGACAATCTGCGAAAATTCCGCAATCGTCTCAATCCGCCCCATGTTCAAGCTACCAAGGTTACACACATCGCTGTCATCTTCGCTGGTAACTTCGGTGCAAGCATTCCGCAGCGTTTCATTTTCCTTGTCAAAGAAATTGAAGCTAAATCCCGGCTCAGCAGTCTTGAGGGCCTGTCGCACGTTCTCTCGGAAAACATCGCCGACATCGCCAGTCTGCATGTAGTTCAGCAACCAAGACGTATCGTAGTTTACACTGATATTCGTCATGTCAAGCGGCGCAGGAAAATTGAAGTCTTGCTGCTTCACGTCCGCATATGTAAAGCCAGTGCTGCCAACTGGCATGGATGACCAATCCTTAGCCGCAAGGAACTTGTGAACATCATTATGCGCGTGATTGAGGCTTGCGTAAATGGCGCTGCGGCGCGATCCGCCTTGCATGACGCGACGGCCAATCTCGTTAATCATGTTCATCTTCGGGATAGGGCCAGACGCCTGACCGCCTGTCCTAGCAATCGGCGATCCTTCCTCACGATAAACAGAGTAATCAACACCGATGCCGCCGCCAGTCATAAGGCAGCTTTCCGCCTTCCAAGACAGGTTTGCCCAATCCTCACGGCTATCTTCCTCTGCCTTCAACAGAAAGCAGTTGTTGAAGAACTTGTTAGGACGGCCTGCGTAATACAGATAGCGTCCACCCGGAATGAATTTCATCTCTGCAATCGCATCTGCAATCGCATCAACCGTATCAGGCGGAAGCACATCGCCGCACACATCATGTGCCAGAACGCGCGCTAGTTTATCCCAAGTTTCACATCCTTCATGGGCGTATTTCGCTTGGAAAATATCCTCTGAAAACTTGCTGCGGAATACAGGGTTAGCGTTGCTTCTCCAAGTAGTCATGCCCCAGTGCTCCCAAATCCACCTTGTCCGCGTTTCGTTTCAGTCAATTCTTCAACCTCTTCCAATTCCACCACTGGCAGCTTGACCAGCATAGCCTGCGCAACTCGATCACCAACACGCGGCCAATCTGGGTGCAGACTATCCGCTTGCAACTTCACTTTAACTTCCCCACGATAATCAGCATCAATAACGCCTGTGCAGTTGCTCAAGCGAAGTGCATCATTAAACCCGTGCCCGCTCCGGCTGTAGATCATAAGCACATGGCCTTTCGGGATTTCAAACGCCAAGCCGGTTTCGTAGGTCGCGGTTGATCCATGAATGGTTCGTTTCGTCGCCACAAGATCAAAGCAAGCCGATCCTTCTGTAGCATACTTCGGGATTACGGCGTCCGATGACAGCCGTTTGAATTTCAGTTTCACTTCCACTTCTCCTCACAGAAAAAACCACAATCAAGGTTCATTTTCTTCATATCACCGCCTTCTGCCCATTCTGGAAGTTCATCCAAGAAAATGCGCCTACCTTTCCATCTAACAAGGCGAACACCAAGTTTTCTTGACGTTTCGCACATCTTGAGAAACCTTTTTGTGTCTATTTTACGTATCAGGTTCCAATATGTTGGACTTGTTGCCTTCACACACCCAACGCAATTCGCGTTTGGCATACCGAGATCATAACACTTTGGAAGGTCAATTCCTAATGAAACAATCATCTTTCCACAATCGTCTTTAGTAATTCCCTTGTCAATAAGAATAGGAATGACATTATCACGCTCAGTCAAAACAAAGCGATCATGTCTGTGCTTCTCTTCGAATGTAAAGCCGAGAACATTCCAATCCGCGTGATTAATATTTTCCCAATGCTGCCTAGCCTTTTTCTTTAGCTCTCCTGTGCACGGCGCGCCGATTGGCGATGACATGAACTTTCGCTTCTCGAAAACGTCAAAGATTGAACATTCTGGCCATTTTGGATTTACTACAGTTTCAATTTCAAGGCCAATATACGATGCAAGATCGTTGATGAACCTCCTATTGTCTTCATGCTCTTCTTTGATTGGGTTGTTTAGCAATCGAACATTGCAATAATTACCATATTCTCTTACCGCGATAATTGCAGCGGCGGCTGACGCAGCACCGCAGCTAACCCATACAGCTATCGTTTCGCCACTATTTACTGCCACTCGATCCTCCAATAGAAATTGCGGGGCACAAGATATACCCCGCTAGGTGTTGTGTGTCAATCGTGGGGGTTACCGCACCACCGCCATATATTCAAACACACCAATAGGCCCCGCGTCCGTCATCCGATCCGAGATTTTACGCTGCAACAATCGCACATGGCCCAGTTCGCCAAGACGTCTCGCCTCGCGTCCAACGGGTTTGCATCCGACTTCATCGCTGAAATCGCCGGTCCAATACACAATCACGTCGCCTTGCTGCACTTGCGAGATGCCATCAATCCCAAGAACCATATTACGCAGCACACGTTCAGCGTCTTTCTTGCCTGTCAGGTTGTGGATCATTTCACATATGCCTCGCATTCCTTGGAGAAATCCGTAAACGCAATAGGCGCGTTGTCAGGATCATGTGACCACCACATACGGGCGGCGCGGCGTTCATCGTCCGAGAAGTTGCGAAAACAATGCGTGTTGATGCAGTCGCTATCGCAGAAGTTACGGTCTTTGTAGTTCATGCGAGATGCTCCATCTTAACGCTGGCACAGTCAGGCTTGCCGTTGATTAGGTTGAATGTGATGCTGTGGGTATCAGATTTAGAAGACATGGGACCAAACCAAGCACTATCTCCTTTCATATACCCGTTCATTTCAATCGTCTCCACCTTCGGCTCAGGTTTTACGCGGTAACTTCCATAGTCCACCCACTGCGGATTTCTGCAAGGCCTCCAATCAGGTCCAGCACCTTCAATCACCTTACCATCACGTGCAGCCAGCAACAGCGAGCCTTTTTCTTCCGGCGTCATGTCGCGCCAGAGTTTCGGGGATTGCGTGGCGCGGGAAATGATGCGGTATTGTTGGCGGCTTTCAGAAACATAAACCCCATACCCATCAGATTTACATTCCCCTTTAATGCACCAAAGTGCTGGCTTTCCATTCTTCATTCGAATTTCATACGTGCTACCATCCTCATGTTTCACTACATCGCCCGGCTGCACGTTCAGTTCTGCCAGCGTTCCAATCTTAGTCATGCCATTCATCCTTTGTCAAAGCCGTCTCTGCGGCGGTGTCTTCCAGAATATCATACAGCGCCGCAGGAACCGTTGCAAGCGAAATCGCAACGCCTTCAACCATAACAGAACTTACCTCCGCAATGGTAAGCACGTCATTTTTATGCTCATACGCATCAACTCTTGCCGTCACCTCAACCTGAAACGTCACATATTGAGTTCGCATCTTAGTTCCTCCGCTTCTTTATCCAGCCAATCAAGCTGATCCTGCCAACCGTCATCAGCATCAACCATATCAGGCGCATGATGCGCGGCCCACATCGCCGCGTCAAGCCGATCTAGAAATTTCAGGCGGCGTTTATCCAGACCATCAAGCGAAACATGCAGCCCCATCTCGCGCAGGGTCATATCCTCAATGTCATCAAGGATAGCCTTCAACTCTCCATTCCGCTTAACGCCCCAAGGCACATCTCCTGTTACACTCTCCCCCAGATCATGCAACGCAATTGCTGCCAGCAAGTCACGGCTGCAATTGGGAAACAGCGTAAGCGCCAGAACAGCCATGCGGCCACTATGGTAGCCAATCGGATCAACCGTATGTGATAGGTGCGGTGACGTATGCCACCGCCTCACAAACGTTGCCTGCCATTGTTTAAGCATTACGCAGCCCCCATCATCGAAAACATGTCGCCCGCCTCACGTTCAGCCATCGCGAGATTGGCCCCAGCTTGTTCAGCGTATTCCCGCTTCAACTCAAACCCGACATATCGCCGCATCATCTTCAAAGCCTGATAGCCAGTGCTGCCAATGCCGTTGAACGGGTCCATAACCACGTCACCCGGCTTGCTGTAAAGGCGCAGGCACTTCTCAATGGTATCCAGTTGCAACGGGCACACATGGCGCTCATCAGCCTGCGCCTTAGCGCTGCGCCAGCCGTTCAGAACCTTGCCTTGGTCGATATTCATCCACACAGGACTTGCGAGTCGCTGCCATTCATAAACGTCAAACTCCACATGTGGCAGCAGCGCACGCAACACGTCATCATCAGGCACACCCGAGCAAAGCCCTTCGCGGCGCATGTGGTCAAGCCATTTACGGGCAATCGGCAATGCTGCGGCAGTATCGCCCGGCGCGCAGTGTTCGACACGATCAGGATTGTCGCCATCCTTACGGAAGAACAGCATATAGTCAGGCATCCCAACGCGGTTCATCGCGCTGTCTTTCCGGATCTGCTTATACAGTAGCCCAAGCGCCTTGGTGCGCTGCATCTCTACCACCGGGTCTTTCCAAATCGTCGTTCGCCCGTGATAGATCAACCCTGCATCGGTATGCGCCTTGATCAGATCGCCAGAGAAGTCTTGCAATCCAATCGCGCCATCACGGCCTTTGCGCATCGGAAGATCAGTGCAATGCACACACACAATCCGGCCCGGCTTCATCACTCGGGTCAGCGCATCTGCGAAAAACTTGTATTGGTTGATGAAGTTTTGACCTGTGCCAGCGTTGCCAAGATCGCGTTCGCTGTCGCTGTAAACGAATAGGTCGCCAAAAGGAGGAGAATAAACCGCGCAGTCAACGCTATTCTCTGGCATCGCAGCCATCCCTTCAACGCAGTCTGAATTATGCAGAACCCAGCCTGCACCACTATACTCAGGTTTTTTCATGTCCAAGCCACTCCTTATGGACGTTTTTCTTACTGTGAACCCATCTATGGCATTTTTCACATAGAAGGGCAAGATTGTTTGGATCGGCGCGCAATTCTGGATAACGCGTAAACCCAAAGATGTGATGAACGTGAAACTTCATTTCATCACGGTTGATAGTGCGATGATCCAACCAGCAACGCTGGCATTTTGCATCATCCCTATGCCAGACTTCAACACATGCCGCTTTCCATGGTTCAGAAGCATAAAACGCTTGTCTAACTGGCGTTGACCCACCCTGCCACGATGGATGATCTGGACCTCGCCTGCCCTTTAGGACGTGATCTCCGTTAGGCAGGAATAGGCACTTCGATCCGTCTGCAATTCTAGCTTGTCTGATTTTTTCCTTTGCGTTTTCAGTCATCACCCTGCCAACGCATAAATCATGGCCTTTTTTGAAGTGTTGGCGCTCATCTGCGCCGCGTGGCCGTGTTGGCATGTCATAAGACTTCATCCATGACCACACTGTTTTAGGATCACGTCCAACCATTGCGCCGATATCAACGCAAGACAAGCCTTGATCCCAATACAGAGACTTCAACTCGTCTTGCGTCAACTTCATTTCACTTCCTCCGTTTTCACCCAATCCGGGAACCATAGATCAAGTGGGCGGTCGTAGACAACCCGTCTCGTGCCTTCCACTTGCGCTTTTTTCATTGCTTCCGCCATGTTGCGTTTCATCTCTGCATGTTTCGCCGCCTTGACGTTCACCACATCCCAGATAGCCTTCTCAGTATCAGCGATCACAACGTCATTCCGAACCGTCTCAGACTGTCCAAAGCGATGACTACGGCGCTGCGCCTGATAGAATTGTTCATAGCTGTAACTCACACTCGCAAACACAGCATGGGCGCAGTGCTGGAAGTTCAAGCCAAAACCTGCCAGCTTCGGCTTGGCGACTAAAACTCGGAATGTTCCGTCCAGAAACCCTAGGATCAACTCCTCTTTTTTCTCTGGCGTCATGCTGCCAACGATCTCCCGCGCATCCGGGATTAGCTTTGCTAGCAATGCGCTTTCGTCGTTACTCTCGCACCATACCGTCACAGGCCGATCATGCGTTGCCAGCCGTGCTGCAAGTTCGCACCGTTGGTTAAGTGTAAGCCGCTTTTCCGCATGGAAGCTAGTCGCAGACAATTCAGGGATACGGAACAGCATTCCTTGCGTGTTATCTTGCCGATCCGCCTCAACAGTATGCAAGTGCATATCAATCGGCGGAAGGCTGTAGCCCGTATCATCGCCGCCAAGGTCGCTTGGCATAGTAGCGCAACGAGACCAAGACGCCACCCATTGCCAGAAGTCTGCCTGCGCATGTCCTTTCAGACGCCATTCCTGCGATGCGGTTGACGTGTCATTGATAAACCACTTAGACAGCATTTCCTGTTGCCGCATCACGTCCAGAAACTCAGCGTGGTTGCCGAGTTCCATGTGGTCGTTAGGGCTTGGCGTGGCGGTAGCGGCAAGTTTGAAATGGCAATGCTTGAACGCATCGATCATCATCGTTCGCGTCTTGCCTTGGAACGATTTCAGGATGGAACTCTCATCAAGGATCACTGCACCAAACTCCGATGGATCAAGCTTTGGCAGTCGCTCATAGTTTGCCACCATGATGCCTTTACCAACGTCAGCCTGTTCCTTGATTTGCCGCGCGTCGATGTTGAACTTCTGGCCCTCACGAACCATCTGCGCAGCAACAGCAAGAGGCGTCAAGATCAGGCTGGGCTTGCCCGTTTCCTCAGCGCATTGTTTGGCAAACTCTAGTTCGATGAATGACTTGCCAAGTCCAGTGTCCAAGAACGCAGCGGACTTTCCACGTTCTAGCGCAAACTCGACAGCGCGAAGTTGGTGGGTTTTAAGCATGGGTGACAGCGATTGCGGAACAAAGCCGCCGCGCGTCTGTGTGATCGCGCGGCTTGCAATGAATTCACGATATGCTTTGATATCTACCAAGGCGGTTCCTCTCCGGTGTATGTTGACTTCCAAGCCTGCTGCGGTGTAGCTACAGGCTTGGCGCTGGTGCATGATATCATGATTACGCCATATTGCGCAATCTCTAATGCTATATGATGCGGTAGTTGGTTAGGCATCGCGGGCGACTAGCATGACGTCGGCGTATTCGTAGGCCCACCGCGCTACGATTGTAGGATCATGTCCTTCAAGGTTTGGTTGCGAGATGATCACTGCCATGGCTTTGATTGCGATGTAGTCGCGTTTGGTAAGGCCGTGGAATGTCTCCCATGATCCGTTTCCATAATCATGTCTATGCGGAAACGCAGGTCCGCCGTCGTTGTGTTTAGTCATTTCACAGCCTCCAACGCATACTTACCAATAGATTTGAAGTCACATGCCTTAATCCAAACATCAACCGGAGCGACATGTTCCTTTCCATACA